TTATCTGACCAAGATCGCAGAGAATGAGAAAGTCAAACTTTCGAAAACTCTAAACATGCTAGTCAACAATAGAGGACGTGCCGACCCAGATGTTGCACCAGAGCGCATAAACCTCTTCCTCAAGTCCCAGACTTGCACCAAGCTCGAGAAGATCAATTCGATGGCTAAAGCCGGCCAATCCATTTCCTGCTTCCAGGACCTACCAATCATGGTTCTGGGTCCCATAGCCAGGTATCTTGAGGAGCGCGTCAATGAATTTAAGCCTAACAACATCCACATCCACACCCGCATGAGTCCTTACAAGCTCGACTCATTTGTCAACAGACACTGGAACTTCTCAAAGATCTCCAATGAGAATGACTTCACGGCCTTCGATCAAAGTCAGAACGGGGAGTTTTTGAACTTTGAAATATTCTTGATGAAACTTTTTGGCATCCCAAAACAATTCATCGATTTCTACGTCCAAATCAAGGTCCAAGCCAGGGTTTTCAAGGGGGTATTATCGATAATGCGCTTAACTGGTGAGTTTTGCACCTTCCTGTTCAACACCTACGGCAATATCGCTTACACCCACACCAAATACGCAATTGAAGATCACATTGCCCAGGTCTACGGTGGTGATGACACGTCAATCAATGACAAGCCCGAGTTCAGACCCAACTGGGTTAAACAAGCGGCCAAGTTCAAGCTCGTCAGTAAAGAGGTCTACAGCTATCGACCCACTTTCTGCGGTTGGTACCTAACGAAGTTCGGGATTATTAAATCACCGCTCTTGCTCTACCTCAAACTACAACTCCAAAAATCCAGGAAAAACTTGCCCAATTGCCTAGACAGTTACCTGGAGGATCATAAGTTCGCTTACTCCCAAGCCGACAACCTTCACGAGGTGCTTGATGAGAATGAGATGGGCTTCATGCAACTGACCAACCGCTTCTTCATAGAGAACGGTAAGTCCCTCCCCAGCAACATCATATACTAGAGAAGTAAAGTATACTCAATTTAAGTCTGAGCTTAGTAAATGAAATTCGATGGCCACCTTGGACCAACAGACCAACTTTCACCTTACAAATAGAAACGTCATAACAGGACCCTCAACAGTAGCCATTCAAACACTGGTTAAGATCTTCAACGATTTTTCCAGATTAGCCGGTCTAAACAATGCAACACCAGATCGTCTCACCTTCCTCTCGACCGTCACCGACAACATTCTTTGTTACGCGATTGAGAACGGAACGAGTGTTACTAACTACCATGAGTTCGACTTTACGGTTAGGCTCTCCCGTACTAGTTTCAACATCAAGCTATCTCAATACTTCACTAGAATTGAGCGCTATACAACCTTTCACCGCTTCTGTCTCTCGTTTAGTAGAAGGGCAAAGGATATCAGCAACGATGTTGAGCCTACTTGGTGTAGACTGTACTGCTCCGCCTCCATATCTAGAGATTTTAGTTTCTCGTTCGCTCTTTCTCACCCGGATATTGATAACCTCTCGCTCGGCTCCATCCTCTCCGGTCTGGTCGCAGAGTACAAGAGGGTTGCCCTGGTTCTTAAGGACAATACAACAATTGACAGATTACGCAGAGACTCTCTTACAGGACTATCACTCTCGGAACCCCTGTCCGGTTCAAGACTCACAGAATACTACCACCACACGATTGAGGCAATGCTCAATCTCAGCAGAAATTAAGTCTCTGCGCTGTCTTGGACTCCATAAAGGGGCCCCCAATAAGAACATATTTGGGAGTATTAACGATGGCCACATACGGAAAGAGAACAACTGCTCAATTGACAGCTGTCGCAGTTCTTGCAGCAGGGAACCAACCAACAAATCCCTCAAAGACAAGACAAGCTGTGGCTGCCCCTGCAGACGTCGAAAACATCTGGGCTGCACTAGCTGCTCTAGTCCATGCACTACCAACCGTAACAGCTGGTCAGGTAATGAATCAGAACCAATTCGACCGATTCCAGTCAGAGATGCTCTGGACACTGGTCGACAATGGGACTGGCGAGGACTTCACCCCACCAGACGAAGTGGAGATTCACACTCGAGTTGGGACCGACATAGACATTTCTGTA